AGATCGAGGAACTGCTAGCCCTGGCCAACAAGGGCAAAGGAGGTTTCTGGATTGGAATGACTATTGCCAGTTCAGTCGGTGCTGCTGTAGCATGGGTGGCCGGACACTTTAAAGGCGGCTGAAATGCTTGATCCCATAACCGCACTTGCTGCTATATCTTCAGCGGTCGAGCTTGTAAAAAAGGTCGCGGCGACGGTCGACGATGTGACGTCGCTCGGCCCGGTGCTGGGCAAGTACTTCGACGCCAAGGCCGACGCCATCGAGGTTGTCCAAAAGTCTCAGCAGGGCGAGTTCAAGGGGTCTGCGTTGGGTAAGGCGCTTGAGCTGGAGCTTGCAGTGGAGCAGGCCAAGGAGTTCGAGAATCAGATCAAGATGCTGTTTTTCCAGGCGAACAAGATGGACGTCTGGGCCAGAATTGCAGCTAGAGCGCAGAGGATGGAAGCAGACGCAGCACATGCTGCTAGGCGCAAAAAAGAGGCTGACAAACGCAAAAAAGAGGAAATGGACGAGCTTTTTATCATCCTTGTCGGCTTGTTAGTCGCCTTGGGATCGATTGCAGCCGTGATTTGGGCGCTTCTTGAAGGAATGAACCAGTGACTCCAGAGCTACAACGCTACTACGAAGACAGATTTGACCTGTTGTCACAGCCTGGATGGGCCGATTTGATGGAAGATGTTGACAATATGTTGGCATCTATGAACAATGTAAGTAGTATCCCTGACGAAAAAGCTTTACAATTTCGTAAAGGTGAGATTTCCATTCTTACTTGGCTAAAAACCTTGAAAAAGGTCAGCGAAGACGCATACGAGGACTTGAATGCGAAGAATGTATGAATTTGTCTGCGAATGCGGACAGCGCACTGAGAAGCTAGTTGGTTATGAGACAGCTACTGTTCAGTGTGGGTGTGGTGGCATCGCCCATCGCATCATGAGTGCTCCTAAATTCAAACTTGAAGGATGGTCTGGTGCTTTCCCGAGCGAACATGGTCGGTTTGAGCGCAAGCACATCGAAAAGTTGAACGCGGAGCGCAAAGCCAACTCATAAGTCATTGGACCGAGTTGAATCTCCTACAACCATTTTTGGCAGGAAAAAACATGCTGATTGACAAAGAACCTGACGAGCTAGGCGAACTGGAAATTGAGGAATCGAAGTCCGGACTCCCTGAGAAATACAGGGATAAAAGTTTGGAGGACATCATTCGGATGCACCAAGAGGCTGAAAAGCTGATTGGTAAACAGGCCCAAGAGGTCGGTGAAGTCCGAAAACTCGCAGATGAGCTTATAAAGCAGAATATCAGTTCTAAGCAACCAGCAAAACAGGAAGAACCTGAAGTAGACTTCTTTGAGAATCCTCAAAAGGCGGTTCAGGCAACCATAGAGAAGCATCCTGATGTCCTTGCTGCCCGTCAGGCCAGCATGGAGTTCAAGAGGCTGCAGATTCAGCAGAAGCTGACGCAAGAGCATCCCGACTACACACAAGTGGTTGGCGACTCGGAGTTCCAGAACTGGGTGAAAGGTTCATCCGTTCGTTTGGCACTTTACGCAAAAGCCGATTCTGAGTTTGACTATGACTCTGCCAACGAACTGTTGTCGACCTTCAAGCAACTGCGCGGGGTGAAGTCCAAGCAAGCAGAGCAAGCAAGCGATGCAAGTAGGGCTAAATCAATGAAAGCCGCACAAGTTGATGTGGGTGGATCTGGAGAGAGTTCTAAGAGGGTTTATAGACGCGCCGACCTGATTCGGCTGAAAATGACGGACCCTGCCAGGTATGAGGCTTTGAGTGACGAGATCATGCAAGCCTATTCCGAGGGGCGAGTCAAGTAAACAACCTTTGTTTCTTGGAGATTTAACATGCCTAATACCGCATTTGCACCTAATAACTCAGTAACCACCACCTCTGCAGCGAATTTCATCCCCGAAATTTGGAGTGATGAAATTGTTGCCGCCTTTAAAAAGAACCTCGTTCTGGCCAATCTGGTCAAGCGGATGTCTTTCAAAGGCAAGAAGGGTGACACCGTTAACATCCCGTCCCCCGCTCGTGGCACCGCCAACGCTAAGGTGGCTACCGATGCCGTTACTCTGATTGCAGAGAGCGACACCAACATTCAAGTGCTGATCAACAAGCACTTTGAGTACAGCCGCTTGATCGAGGACATCGTTGAAGTGCAAGCCCTGACCAGCCTGCGTGCTTTCTACACGGAAGACGCTGGTTACGCCCTGGCTCGTCGCATGGACACGGATCTGGTTCAGCTTGGTCGTGCATTCAATGGCGCAACCATTGGCACGAACGACTACGCTACCAGCAACACCTCGACCAAGGCGTTCATCGGCTCTGATGGCACGACTGCTTACAACAGCACCTCGTCCAACGCTGCCGCTCTGACTGATGCTGCTATCCGTCGCACCATTCAGCGCCTGGATGACAACGACGTTCCTATGGACGGCCGTTTCTTCCTGATCCCCCCGTCGAGCCGCAACACCCTGATGGGTCTGGCCCGTTACACCGAGCAGGCATTCGTTGGCAACGGCGATGCTATCCGCAACGGTGAGATTGGCCAACTGTACGGCATGGCAGTGTTCTCTTCGTCGAACGCTGACACTGGTGCTGGTAACTCTGGCGCTGACCGTATCTGCCTGATGGGCCACCGCGATGCGATGGTTCTGGTTGAGCAGCTTGGCATCCGTTCGCAGACTCAGTACAAGCAAGAGTACCTGGGCACCCTGTTCACCGCTGACACGATCTACGGTGTGAAGGCTCTGCGTACGAACGCTACCAGCACTGCTGCTGACGCTTCCGCTGCTTTTGCCCTGGCTGTTCCGGCCTAATTGCAGTTGTCCCCTCCCCTTCGGGGGAGGGATCTTTTTCTTATAGGAGATTGAAATGGCTGCTGCAACCGCTGTTGTTTCCCGTCGTGGAAACGATCAATTCCGGGGCTTGTTCTCGGATACCTGGGAAGTGCAATGTACCCTGAACTCGGCTTCTGTGGCTGATCAGGCTGCTGCAACGGATACGGTCACTGTTCCTGGTGTGGCACTTGGTGATATGGTTATCGGCATGTCTGCTGGTGTAGACGAGGCGGGTCTTGTCCGTCGCGCTTATATTTCTGCAGCCAACACCGTGACCATTGCTACGACCAATACCACTGGTGGTGCTGTTGATCTTGCGTCGACCACTGTTACGCTCATTATCGGGCGCGCTGTGTAAGGACGGGGGGCCAAAAGCCCCCTGTTTTCTTCTTTGGAGGTGTAAATGGTTCCTCAGACTTTTCCCTCTAACAACGGGAAGATGGTTGTTTTCAAGATCACGACTCTTACAGGTCTGACTCGTTGGTCCGATTACATCCCCGTCAAAACTGCCGGTTCTCCTGGAATTCTCAATTCCTATGATGGGAACATTGACGCAGACATCCTTGGGTCAATCACTGGCAAGAAAGCCTGGATTGACTACATCCCTGTTTACGAAGACGCATCAGCAACCAAAGCATGGCTTGTGAGTGCTGATGGGTACATCCCTATCTACGGATAAGACAATGGCAACCTATCGTTGTTTGGCAAGTGGCAATACGGTTTCGTTCACTTACACGCACGACATTGAGTCCATGAAAGGTCACGCTGGCTACATTCAGATTGATGAGCCAGAGCCTCAACAGGAAGAAAGCCGTCCTCTTCCTATGACTGCCCCTGTGGTGGCCAAAAAGCCCGGACGACCCCCTAAACCCAAGGAGAAATGAAATGCCGATGGTTGGAGATAAAAAGTTCCCTTACACCGCTAAGGGCAAAAAGGAGGCTAAAGCCTATGGAGCCAAGAAAGCTATGCCTGTGGCGGTCATGGTTGCCATTAGCCGTCCTAAGATGGCCGCTAAAAAGATGCCCAAGGGCAAAATGAAGTGAAAACCAAGGCTGAGAAGAAAATCTCCCGTGTAATGCGGGAGTACAAGGCTGGGAAGCTGCACTCTGGGTCGAAGAAAGGCCCAGAAGTGACCTCTCGCAAGCAAGCCATTGCCATTGCACTGTCTGAGGCCGGGAAATCCCGGAAGAAGAAGTGAAAGAGGTCTGGGACAAGAAGCGTCCAAAAGCCTTGGGCGCTCCTAAACCTCTGACTCCTGCTAAAAAGGCTGCTGCAAAAAAGATGGCTAAGGCTGCTGGTCGGCCTTATCCTAATCTGATTGACAATATTCGTGCGGCGAGGAAGAAATGAAGACTGCTGCCTGGACTCGAAAAGAGGGTAAAAATCCTGCTGGAGGGCTTAACGCCAAAGGCAGAAAGTCCTATAATGAGTCTACAGGCGGGGATCTCAAACCTCCTGTCAAATCAGGCGATAACCCACGAAGGGCCTCCTTCCTAGCGCGTATGGGCAATATGCCCGGGCCTGAGTACAAGAATGGCGAACCCACTCGTCTTCTTCTGTCCCTCCGAGCCTGGGGCGCATCGTCCAAAGCAGATGCAAGGTCGAAAGCTAAGGCGATCTCAGCGAGGAACAAAAAGTGAGGCCACTCTCGGTTGGTAGAAATCTAACTGCTGCTACAACTACAACGTTGTACACAGTGCCAACCGGCTATTATGCTAGGTGTGTCCTTCTGCACGCATCGAATAATGGGACCTCAAACAAGCACATAAGTTTTAGCTGGTATGACTCAAGTGCCGCTGCCACCATCCAGATTACGACTGAGTTCACACTTTCTGCTAAATCAACGCTTGCCGAGATTGATGTCAACCAGTACTTTGTTCTTGAAGAGGGTGACTACATCACTACGATTTCAGAATCTGGTTCGACTATTTCTGTGATCGCCACGTTTGAAGAGATAGGATTGACACGGCAATGACCTACCTAGAACTCATCAATGATGTGCTGATTAGGCTGCGGGAGACTACCGTATCTACCAGCACGGAAACGACCTACTCCACTCTGGTTGGCAAGTTTGTCAATGATGCAAAGCGCCAAATCGAGGATTCCTACGCCTGGAACGTGTTGGGGCAGACTCTGACGTTCAACACCGTTGGCGGCACCTATATCTACTCGATGACTGGTGCTGGTCAAAAGTTCCAAGTGATGGACGCACTCAATGTAACGTCCAACGTTGGCTTGCGGAACATCAGTTTTGTGGAGATGAACCGTCTGCAAAACTTCTCAACTCCGCTCTCTGGGATTCCAGAGGCCTATTCGTTTGATGGTGTTGATGGCAATGGCGACACTAAAGTAGTGCTGTTTGGTCGGCCAGATGGTGTCTACACAATGAACTTCAGCCTGACTGTGCCGCAGGCTACGCTGTCGTCGGACAGTACATCTGTACTGGTTCCAGACGTTCTGGTGGTACAGAATGCCTATGCTCGTGCCCTGGTGGAGCGCGGGGAAGATGGTGGGTTAGCTTCATCTGAGGCTTACCAGCTTTATAGAGCCATGCTAGCAGATTACATTGCTCTTGAAAGCACTCGGTATCCTGAGAACCAAGAATTTGTTGCGATATGAGTGAGCAACTTCAGATTGCCAGCATCTCAGCCCCAGGCTTCTTTGGGCTGAAAAGTGTTGATGCGTCTATGCTTGTGTGCTCTCATTGCAAAAAACAAAAATTATCCAACGAATTCCCCAGAGCAACTAACAAGCCAAGGGGATTTGCTTGGATTTGCAAGCAATGTAAAAAAACAAAACTGCTACAAAAGAAAGCATCCATGTCAAAAGACGATTGGATGCTCTTGAATCGAAAATATTGGCTTAAATCACAATACAATTTGTCACTAGAAGAGTACAACGAAAAGCTAAAAAATCAAGAACATAAGTGCGCTATATGCAGATGTGATGAAACTGAAGCGTTCAAAGGTTTGTTATTTGTAGATCATTGTCACAAGACTAATAAGGTTAGAGGTTTGTTGTGTCATCATTGCAACACGGCTCTTGGCAAATTTCGTGAGTCAAAACAAATTTTGCAAAAAGCCATGATGTATTTGGATCAGAACGATGGCTGAAGCTCTTCAAATCACTAGTATTTCAGCCCCAGGCTTTACAGGGCTGAACACGCAAGACTCGCCTCTTGATCTGGCGGCTGGCTTTGCTCTTGTTGCGACGAACTGCATCATCGACCAGTATGGCCGTATCGGCTCTCGCAAGGGCTGGTCTAAGGTCAACAGTTCCTCTGGCGATCTTGGTGCTAATCCTGTTGGCGTGATCCATGAGCTTGTGCAGTCTGACGGCACACTGACTGTCTTGTTCGCAGGCAACAACAAACTGTTCAAGCTCGATGGCTCTAACGCTGTTGTGGAATTGACCTACGGGGGGGG